TAAATAAAAATTCAGGAGAGTTTGATTTAGATATATTAGCTAACAACTTTGAAATAGATGAGTTAAAAGATTGGGGTTTTAAAGATATAGAGCTTGGTTTTAATATAGATAAAATACAAAATGATTTATCTGATAAAATAGAATTACAATATAAAATAGAAGTAGATGTAACTTCTGAAAAAGAACAAGAACAATTATATAATGAATTAACTAATAAAGGATATATATGCCGAATTTTAACATTGTAAAAGAAGTAAAGCCTAAAAAAACATTTAGAGTTAGCTCAGTTATAGGTAAATTTGATTTACAAACTGAACATATTAAAGAACAATTTATAGGAGATATAGATTTAGATAATGAATGGCAAATAGGTTGTATAATTGGAAGTAGTGGTAGTGGAAAGACCACAATAGCAAAAGAGTTATTTCCTGATAGTTATATAACTAATTTTAAATATGAAGCTGAAACTATTTTAGATGATATGCCTAAAGAAAAAAGTGTAGATGAAATTACAAGAACTTTTAATAGTGTTGGTTTTTCTTCTCCACCAAGTTGGTTAAAACCTTATTCAGTTTTATCTAATGGACAAAAGATGAGAGTAGATTTAGCTAATGGTTTATTACAAGATAAAGAGTTAATGGTATTTGATGAATTTACAAGTGTAGTAGATAGAAATGTAGCACAAATAGGAAGTTATGCTGTACAAAAAGCTATTAGGAAAACTAAAAGAAAGTTTATAACAGTAAGTTGTCATTATGATATTGTAGATTGGCTAATGCCTGATTGGATATTTAATACTGATTCTATGACTTTCCAAGATTTGAGAAAGCAAAAAAAAAATAGACCAGAAATTAAATTTGAAATATACCAAACAAGAGATAAATCAATATGGAAAATGTTTGCTAAACACCATTATTTAAGTCATTATCATAATAATGCAGCTAATGTTTATGTAGCTTTTGTTAATGAACAATTAGCAGGTTTTATAAGCATATTACATCAACCTCATCCAATAGTAAAAAATATAAGGAGAGTTCATAGAGTTGTTGTTATGCCAGATTATCAGGGAGTAGGGGTTGGTATAAGATTATTAGAATATATAGGAACTAAATATATAAATAATAAATATAGATTTACAATAACAACATCAGCTCCAAGTTTAATTAACTATTTTAAAAATAGTATAAATTGGATGTGTAAAAGATTTGGTAGAAATATAAAGCATGCAGTAGGAGATAGTTCTTCAAGAATTACTACTGCTTGGGAGTATAAATTATAAAATAAATTTAATAAAATGAGCAAAAAAGAACACAACCTAAAGAAAGACACATTACTACAAGCGTTAGAGAATAGCTTGGGTATAGTATCAACAGCTTGTAATAGGTCAGGCATAAGTAGAAGTAGTTTCTATAAATGGTATAAAGAAG